AAATTCAGATTTAAGGTAGGCGATAAGGTATGGGTGAGGGACCACGTACATCCATCAAAGAATAAAGGGTTGGCAAGGAGTATGGGTGGATTCTCTATCGTACAGGCTACGGTCCGTGAACGTCACCAGCATATTGATAGACACCCATTCTATCCCAATGGAGAAGGGTACGCTCTAGATGGTGAATTGTGGTGGGACTGCTATCCCGGATGCCGAGTGTTCGCAACGAGGGAAGATGCTGTAGCGGCGAGAATGGGTGCCATTCGATGAGCAATGCTATTCCACCTCGTCTTTGTGAGCGCGTTTGCGATGCGGGCAGGACGGAAATGGAAGCAGAGGATATTCTTAACGAAAAAGCTCCGTAAATCCCCTATCTTTAGATATGGGGATATAAGGCGTTCCTTTGCGCTTGACTTTTACACTGTGTGGTGTTAAGATTAAACCATGTTGAATGCGACCAAAGTCCGTCTCTATCCTACGCCTGAGCAAGAACACTTTCTTGCATGTCAGTTTGGATGTGCGCGGTGGGCGTGGAATTGGGCTTTGGAAAACACACAAAATACGTACAGGGAAACCGGAAAAGGTCTGACATTTTTTCAAATGATTCCTCTTTTGCCACCGCTAAAAAAAGAACACGAATGGCTTCATGACGCTTATTCTCAAGTTCTCCAAGCATCATTACGCAATCTTGCGGCATCGTTTCAAAACTTCTTTGAGAAGCGGGCGCGGTATCCAAGGTTTAAGTCAAAGCACGGCAAGCAGTCGATTCAGTATCCGCAGAATGTGAAAATTGTAGGAAGTAAGATACATTTTCCCAAGGTAGGAGATGTTGAGGCCGTGATTCACCGTGAGATTGTTGGACAAATCAAGACGGTTACGGTGAGCAAGAACCCCTGCGGTCACTACTACGCTTCAATCCTAACTGATGACGATATTCCTATGCCTCCGATTTCAACGAATGGAAAGGCTATCGGAATTGATGTAGGGTTGACACATTTAGCCATTACTAGCGACGGATCGAAGTTTAACAATCCTCGTTTCATTGCCAAGTCAGAAAAGAATCTCAAGCGTAAACAGCAGTCTTTAAGTCGTAAGAAGAAAGGTTCCAAGTCGCGTAATAATGCACGTTTGCTAGTTGCGCGAGTCCATGAACGTATCACAAATCAGCGTCGTGATTATCTTCACAAAGTCTCTCGTAGGATCGTAGACGAGAACCAAGTCATTGTTACGGAAGACTTAAACGTGAAGGGAATGACGGCCAACCATAACTTAGCAAAAGCAGTATCAGATATAGGTTGGGGAACACTAACAGCATTTATCAAGTACAAAGCAGAGCGCGACGGAAAGGCATTCATCAAGGTAAGTCGATGGTTCCCGTCAAGCAAAGTATGTTCAGAGTGCGGCTACCAAATAGGCGAGATGCCATTGGATGTACGCTCTTGGACCTGCCCATTATGCAATACACATCATGACCGCGATATAAACGCGGCAAGGAATATCCGGGACGAAGGTCTACGGATTTTGGCGTCAGGGATTGGCGCTACTGCCGGTGGAGGCAACATAAGACGAAAGTTGGGACGCAAGTCTTCAACTAACGAAGATGCCGTTGAATCCGGAAGCCCCCGTCTTTAGACGTGGGGTAATTCACATATACGGCAGACTTGGCAAATCAGTACGGAGAATCGTTCATGCTATCTCACCCGTATACGCCTGGATGTGGAACACGTTTTCAGTGGTATTGGGGGATGAATGTTCTCTGCCCGAATTGTGGACGCTTATATGAATCTAAATTTGAATACCTAAAATCTGGAAAGTACGATCCTAAGTAAATTTTTTTGTAGACGCGCAGGAAAATATGTTGTAGGCTGTTCTGAGGGATGAATATAGAACTAAACGCCAGTTGGGAGGCTGGTGTACCGAGAAGAACGGAAGTTTCGTGGGGTATATCGACATAAGTTCAGGAAATGGAACTTCTCGCGTAGAGAGCGACACGGTACGCTGGCAGTGCCCTCCTTTTGAGAGACCTCCCTCTGAGCGCGTCGGGTGGGTTGAGGAAATGATTGCCGAGGGTGAGGGTTTTCTTTCCGCCCAAAAATGCTATCAGGAACTAGGAAAAAACCTTCGCGTCTTTGATGCGGCGTTTAGGGACAAGTCCCGTAGCTCACTGATAACGAACGAATTAAAGTACGATATACGAAAGTTTTGCGAGACCCTTTCTGAAGTAAGAGAGATTGCTGGTTACGCTTCTGATTCCCCCGCATACAAAAAAATAGCTGAGATGCTTACGAAGGTCTCAAAGTGCGTTTATTTCGAGTCTGATTTTCCTTTCCAAATCCTAAAAGTTCTGCAATACGCAGCGGTCATGGGTATCGGATACCTGTGGCCTAAAGTCAGTGCGGATGAATATGGATACGGAGAGAGGAAGATGCGCTTCGAGGCTTTGGGACTTTTGGATGTAGTACCAGTCCAGATTCCGAAGTCGAACGACGTGCAGGATGCTTATGCGGTCACGATCTACGATTATATGCCTATCGCGGAAGCGTTTGGTAGATTTCCTCTATTCCAAACCAAACTACAAACGGTAGGGCGCAGGAACTACGCAAACCAAGTTCAGGCAAGGCGTCAGGACTTTGCAGAGCATTATCGTTATGGTGACAATGGCAGGAGTTTTGGTGACCTGTATACGGAAATACGTTATACATTCATTCGAGATTTGAGGATCAATAATACAGGTTTTGAGCTTCCTATGGGGGACATAGGAACATCATGGTTTTACAAGGTTCCTACGGTAGGACAACAGATATTGGGTGGAGTAGAAAACGGTAAACCAGCAAAGCGCACAGCGATACCCGAAGATTGTAGAGTGTATCCTAACCTTCGCCTAATCATTACATCTAGCGGATTAGACGAACCGATGTATGACGGTCCTGCGTTCGATTGGGACAGCAAAATGCCAATTATTCAATATACGGTTGATGATTGGGCGTGGGAGCCGATGGGACGTTCCTTGGTAGGGGACGTGGCAACAATTGAGACCACGGTTCGTAAGCACGAAAGGAAAATGGATGCCGTCATTACCGTCAGATTGAACCCCCCTATGGGCTACAACGCCGACGAAAACGGTGGACAAAAGATTGAGCACATGGATTTGTTTGAGGAAGACGTAAGGATGGGACTGTTTGGTGGTAAGCCAAAGGAAACATTCCAATCCGTTCTTCCAGATGAGGTAAATGTAACGGAAACGAATTTCAAGTTCTTAGAATATCTCGGCAAGAAGAGAGAGAAGCAATTAGGTCTGCAAGACCTTGGCAACATGGCAAACTTGAAGTTGAATGTTGCCAGCGCAGATGCAATGGATAAAGCAATTGAGTCTATTGGTCCTATCGCCAAAGGGATCGCGGCACGAGTAGAGAAGGCCAATAAGGCAGTAGGAAATAGAGTTAAATTCCTGATTCTACAATGGTTTGACACTAACAGGATTATGTCCTACGTTGGTCCCGACAATGTTGCGCCAGAGGTATTTGACTACAATCCAAACGATCTCGTTCCTAGCCACATGCCAGATGAAATGATAAACGGGAATTTCCCTAATTCGTCATCGGTGTATGACAAGTTGACTAGGGCACGGTGGTTTGCGAAACAGATTAGGCTTCTTCCTGTGGCTGGGACGTTGCTGAAGTTGACGCAGCAAGCCGAACAATTGAAATTCTTGACGCTGAAGAGAACACCAGATTGCCCAGTAAGCTGGGGAACGGTGTTTAAGAAGTTGGACATACCCGATCCTGAAGGAGAGATGGAGAAGTATTTCAAGGAGCAAGTACAGTTGACGAAGATGAAGATTATCGCGGCAGCACTTGCGCAGGAAGAGATGAAGAAGATGGGGATGCAGCCCCCAGAAGACGGTAAGGGGCCAGGACAGAAGAGCGGAGCGCATCCTGGAGGTAGGCCGGGGGGCGAAGGAAAAAATCCAAAATCTCCACGGTTGGCACAAAAGGGTGGAGCGGGTGGAGAACCAAGGCCGGTAATCAAACAGTCGTAGGAACAAAAATAATAAACACCATAAGGAGATCGAATGGCGATCAAGATTAAGGCTCAAAGAGACTACCTTTTAACCGAACTTTCCGTTGAAGGAAGTGTTTCGGAGATAGATGATGTTCTGAAGGCAATCAAGACTAGCGGAAAAACAATTGTGTTATATAACGATGGACACATTCAAGGAATTAACGTAGAACAAAAGACAAAATTGACAGAGGGACAATCTAACAAAGTACGGGAGTTATTAAACGTAAAAGATGTGATTTTGTAGTGTACCACTGCCGTAGGCGCAGTAGTAAATTATTTTCAACTATTTTGAATATTTTGCTTGACAAGGGTCTTGATTTGTACTATCTCTTGTAAAGACGCAAAAGAATAAGCGGCGTCAAAATATAGTGCGCGGCCCCTTTGGGACAACTGGCGACTAGGCGAATTTGGCCTAGTCGCCATTTTTCGTTTACTCCAAACGAAGTCAAACCAAAGGAGAACATCATGACAAAGCGTCATTCGAAGAAGGTTGAAGCAGGTCTCGTCAAGAAGGTAGCTGCGAAGAAAGCTCGCGGCGTTAAGGGTCGCGCAAAGCGCACCGCTCACAAGCTGGCCATCAAGGGCTAATCGTTAGCTATCAACCTAAAAAGGAGAAACATCATGGCAAACAAGCGTACAAAGAAAATCAGCGCCGTTGGCGTTAAGCACCTTCGGAAGGCTTCCCGCAAGCGTAGCCGCAAGGGTGCATCCAAGAAGACCGTAGTCAAGGCGTAATTGAACCGTTTCCCCACCAGTGGCTAGACTGCCGGTGGGGAAACAAATAATGGAGACGCAATGGCTACAGCAGGTACACCAATGCCGCAAGATCAGCAGGGTCAGGGAGCGCCACCGCAGGGTGGAGCACCAGACGCCGGTTCACAGCCACCTCAACAGGGTGGACAAGATACAGCTACAGGTTTGCAACAGCTTCTGGCTAAGTGGTATCAGGCGGCTAAGCAGATGAGTCAGTCCGATCCTCGTTTGGCAGCAGGGGCAAACAAGGTAGCACAGGGATGTCAAGAAATGCAAGCTGCGCTGATTACACCTCAGCAACCAACACCTCAATCTCAACAACCGATGACATCATAACAAACTTCCGGGAGAAGATGAAACTATGCCAATCACAGCAGGACAAATCGAGCTATTGAAACAGACGGGTTTCACGCAAGAGCAGATCGACGCGCTTGATCCGCGCTTGGCTAATGTATGGACAGGTATTACGTCTGCCGCCGAGCAAAAGGAAAAGGAAGCCGTAGCAGCAGCAGCGAAGGCTGAAGCAGACCGTAAGGCCGCAGAGGAATCGGCGAGGCAGGCTGAAGCAGCAAGAGAATCCGCAAAAGCTGCACAAGACGCGACAGAACTTGAAAAGCGTTCCAATGTAGAGTTTTACGAAACAAAGGTTATGCCGGGACTTCTAGGGTTTGAGGAAGAGAAGAAAAATCTGGAGACGGCAAGGATTAACGCAGAGTCGAGAGCAACATTCTATGAGACTCAGATAAAGGGATTGAAGGATGCTGGATTCCTTCCTGCTGATGCTCCTGCTTTTGTAGTACCGAACGCTCTACCAGCAAACAACGCAGGAAGCCGTGACGGGCAAGGAAGATTTGTGGCAGGTACAAACGGAAGTCCAGTTTTCGACCCTAATACAGTGGTCAGCAAAGTTGGGGACGCGTACAACACAATTAACGACATTATGTACGAACATCAAGTTCTTTTCGGTAAGCCCCTTCCTATCGCCCCAAGCCAATTGATTGCACAAGCAGACGCGTTGAAGTTGAGTCCTGCCGCTTATGCGGAACGGACGTTTAACTTTACGGCGAAGAAGCAGGAGATGGCGGAAGCGGCGAAGAGAGAGCATGACGAACAGATTCGTGCAGCAGAACGCACCGAACAGGAAACCAAGTGGAAGGCAGAACTAGATAAGGTTCGTTCTGAAGCTGAAGCAAGTCGTAAGAAGTTGGCAGAAGGAATGACCGGAAACAACCCTGAAGTTAGGGTAGCCGTATCTTCCAAGATGCCAGAGATTGCCCGTGCAGTCAAGGCGGGAGATCGTCCCGATCCGTTGAAGATGACGGATTCCGCACGCAGACAAGCAACGAGAACAGCAATCCATAACGATCTTGCAGAACGGGAACAAGCAGTAGCGTAAAACCTAAGTTGCTAGTATAACATGACTTAGGAGGAAACAAATGATGGAACGCGACTACAAAATCGTCAAGAAAGACCGTGAGGGGTTGGATGCTGTAAGGCGTCCAACCGCTATCGAAGTTGCTTGGGCGGCTGGTATATACGAAGGCGAAGGAAGCTGCGTAACAACAAGAAATACCAAAACTAGTACCTCTTTTGCGGTCTGTGTTCCACAAAAAGACCCAGAGTTGCTTTATCGATTGCGGGATTTGTTCGGCGGAAGAATAAGCCTCTACAACAGAACTTTTAACGGAAATATTTGCCCAATTCATCATTGGAAAATTTGCGGGGATAGAGCAAGATCTTTTATTGCGTTGATCTATCCATTTTTAACTGCACGCAGGAAATTACAAGTAGAAACTACTCCAGCAGGAGAGTTTCTTTTGTTGGTTGATGATTTAATAGGGTTTGATGTAAATCTTGGTCCATCGCAGGTGTATGAGAGCTTATGGAATAGGATTTACGAATACGACGCACAGCAACGACAAAAGGCTTTAGAGCACAAGCGCCAAAGAGAAAAAGAATGGCGTTCAACCAAAGGGCAAGAGCCAGAATTTAAGGACCACAAACGTCTTGTCCGTCAACAACGCAGGAAAAATCAAAAGGAGCAGTCACAGGCCGAAGCTAATAAGTTAGTAGCTATTGCCTAACTGAAAGGATAATAACATGCCATTTACACCACAAGACCCGACCTACGGAGAAATCGATAGTTCAAACCTAGAGTCCGTAAGACGTGAAACGGTATTTAATAACTTCTTCGTTGGGACCCCATTTCTTGAGAAGTTACGTGTTGCTGGTGTAGCTGACCCCTATCTTGGCGGCGCTGGCATGACTGAGGGCGTTCTTTACGGGCGTCCGCAGGGTTCCGCTGTAAGGCCCGGTCAGGACATTACAGTAACTCGCCAGCAGATCGATACCAAGCTGAAGTTCTGGCCGAAGGGCTACGCTGCATGGTTCCCGATGGACGACTGGGAAATGGACGATGGCTCTGGTCAGGGTGGAGTGATAAACTCTGGTCCATCCAAAATCTGCGACATCTACACCCTATATTTAGAGGGGCTTACGATGCAGATCAATACCATGCTGGAGATGGACTCTTTCAGGCATGGTCAGGCATCGTCCAGCACGATTGGTGACAACCGTATTCTGTCATCGAATGGTTTGGATGAAGCCCTGAATAACGGTATTGACACTTCCCTGTATGGCAACCGCTATACCAGCTACGGAGCGCTGCAAAGGAACGGCAATATCGGCGTTGCCTTGAACGTCACGCCTCTGTATCTAGGACAGCAGGTAACGGGTGGAACGACCGCTGCTCCTGTAACCAGCAACCCTGGACAGATTGATTTTGGTGCGTTGATGAACCTTTGGACCCGTTGCAAGGAAACGGGTGGTCAGCCTACGCTAGGAATCACGGGCGCTTTTGGATTTGCCGCAATTGCTACCGCTTTGGACACGTATCGCAGAGATGTATCGAATATCAAGCATGATATTCGTTGGGATGCGCTTTCGTTCAACGGAGTTGATATTTTTGCCGATCCTCTGGCCCCATCCGCACAGGCGCAGAACTTCATTGCTCTTGGTCAGAATGCTGGTGCGGCAGGCAACACGAACTTGGTTGACGGCGTTGGATCGAACACAACCACGATTCAGTACCAGACTCCTCAGTTCACGAATGCACAGGGTGGTTCGATTAACTTCTCTCCTACCAACTCTGGTTTGCCATCGAATGCTTTGATTCAGCCATCTGAAGCCCTCTATTTCTTGGAGCCTGATAGCTTCAAGCTGCGGACCACGGACAAGCCTGGATGGAACTTCGGTATTCGCAGGACTCAGTTGCCTTACAATGTTAGCATCGACGCTATCTTTATGCGTTTGGCTACTAACTTGTACAACTGCCAGCCACGGCACTCTAACTATGCGTTTGGTTTTAGCGCCTAAGCGGAGTATTAAGTCAACGATTTTGTAGCAGTTGAAGTTAAGGAGAATCTACAATGCCTTTTGTAAATGCACTACCAACATGGCTTGCGTTGAACAATGCCAACTTTACGTCTCCTACCGGGATGACTGACGCCGCAACAGGCCAGCCAGAGTACGGTGGTGGTCTGAATGTAGGCGACTACAGCGACTACACAAGCGATCAGGCTAAGACTGCATCCTATACGACTAACGGAATTCTGTATTCAGGCCGTTATCGTTTTGTGCAGGTTGACTCTGGCGCTACAGCAGCGAACGTGAAGGTGGGAACTGTCGGTTATATGAGGGCAGGATCAACCGTTAAGACGGTTGTGGTTCTCACACAGGGATCGGGACAGACACCCGGAACCTACCTGATAGGATCGACGGGTGGCGGTGGGACAGGGGCCGTAGTTCAGGTTGTTGTATCCAGCGCTACTGCCATCACAGCCACAGTTGTAAGCGGTGGTTATGGATATACCTCGCTTCCGACATTCACTCTTGCAACAGGTGGAACACCTGGAACGGTTGCTGCTCAGTTGGACTCGACTCCAAACGTGGTAACCAGTTTTGATGTAGGTGTGACAGCAAACGCCGTCGTTCGTCCAGTAGTTTTCCTGAACTCCATCACCCCAGGAAACTATGGTTTTATTCAAGAAAATGGAATTGCAACAGTCCTTGCAAATGCTGCTCTAACTTCGGCTACCGCTGGCGCATGGGTAAACGCAAAAACTAACGGAGCGGGAACCGTAGACACCACCGCAGCTAGTGGAGCTAGTGGTTCTCCTATCGGAAGCACAATTGGACAGGCCATTGATATGCCTTATGTATCAGTCTTGTTCAAGTGCTTGCTTGATAATCCAATAGTCCAAGACTAAGGGTTAGAAAAAGGGGCGGTTTAACAGCCGCCCCGAACGCTCTTGTAATAAGGAGAACCGATGCAACCTACACTGTTGAAGGGCTACCCGGACTTGATTGGAAGACGGCAGGCGTGGACTGAATATGTAAACGGTCCTGCGTCCTATGTTGCCGGGGGTGATCCTGTAATCCTTCCTTTGTATGGGATTCACATTGACGATGTTTTTGGTCCTGTCTACAGTATGAGCGGAAACTATTTAGCTACACCTATTCCTTCGGGAGTTGGTCCAAGGAATACGTGGAAATTAAAGTGGGCAGCATCATCCACTTCTTCTTCGGGTGGTTCGTCTGCTGTTACGGCTAAACTTGGTAGTGCCGCGAGCTACGCGCTGTTAGCGTACTCAGGAATTACGAATACAGGAGCTACGTTAATTACGGGTGGTAACGCTGGTTCATATCCTACCGCTACCATTACGGGATTAACGGCAACAAACTTCTCAGCCCCTGCGGCCATTGATAATGCGGATGCGCAAGCAGCCCAGACAGCATTAGCGGCGGCAATTACGTACTATCAAGGACTGACTCCTACCCTATCTGGTCTATCGAATTTGAGTACGGGTGGAAATGGCAGCACAGCGGCGACGTACACTCCTGGAAATTACTTTTCAGTAGCCGCTTCTAGTTTGACGATGCCAACGGGTATTATTCTAGACGCGCAGGGCAATCCGAATGCACAGTTTGTATTCGTTGCAGGCTCGACCATTAACTTAGCGAGTGGACAAACAGTATCATTAGTTAATGGAGCTACGGCAGCTAACGTAGTGTTTGTAGCTGGAAGTTCCTTTACTAGCGTTGCTACTTCAACAATGAATGGTAACATCCTAGCAGTAGCAAGTGTCACCTTGGGTGGAGGAATACAGAATGGTCGTGCGCTAGCAAATACTGGAGCGGTAACTATTGCGGCGGCAACTACTGTGACTGTCGTATCCTCGATTAACACATCTACAGGAGAGGTACCAGCAGGAACCAATTTATCCGCTGAAGTAATGCAAATTAGCGGATATTGTGGAGATTACTAACGAGTTTTTGATTTGTGATTCAATCAAGTTTTGGTGGTTAAGAAATAAGGAGAGACAATGCTTTTAACGCTGCTTCATGGTTATCCAGATTTAATCGGACGCAAATTTGCATGGGTAGGATACGGAAACGGTCCTACGTCCTATGTAACTACTGGCGATCCCGTGTCTCTTCCTCTTCCGTATACGTATATTGACGCGATCTTTGGGGGAACTATTACAGTAAGTGGTACGTACTATGTAACTCCTTCGATTTCACAAATAGTGACTCGCCCAGCGTGGAAACTGATATGGAACTACGCTACGGCTGGCAGTGTGGCGAGTGTCGCACAGAACGTAGCTGGTACTGGCATGACAGCAGGAACGTATACCGTAACAGCGACTACGGGAACGGCACAGATTACTGTTGTTGTGGCAACTGCTACTACATTAGGCGCAATTACGGTTATCAATCCGGGTTCTGGATATACAACAGCGCCAACATTTACGCTGACCGGAACAGGCGGAACTCCAGCTACACTGACGGCTACGCTTTCTACGATCAATGGCGCTGTACCGGCAGGAGCTAACTTGTCGGCAGAGAGTATTCAAATCGCAGGGTATGGTGTTCAGAGCTAAACGAGTTTTCACGAAGTCTTCTCCCCGGAGACACAAAGGCGGTTTAAGTGGAGTGATCTGCTAAGCCGCCTTTAATTTAGGAGAGATAATGGCAACGAAGAAGCAAAAATCGAACTGGATGGAAGACGGAGACGATGCACACTTCTCCGATAATCCTGCCGTTGACAAGAAGACGCGAAAGAAGTGGCGGGCGGAAGAAAAGAATCTCGTAGTCTCATCGGTTAAGGGCCATCCTTCGGCAAAGGCAAAGAAAAAGGGTTCTGTAAAGAAGTATGCGGTGAAAAAATAAGGAGAAACATCATGCAGCCAAAATCTACTGGACTTCACAAGGCTTTAAAAGCGAAGCACAACATCCACAAGCATTCCTCAGCCAAGAAGGAAATTGTGTTGAACAAGACGACGACACATAACCTAAAGGCGGGATTGAAGCACAAGACCAAGAAATCTAATGTGGGCAAAAAGGTTGCGGTCAAGAAGTAGGAGAGAATCGATGTCAAAGAAAACGAGCAAATTAAGCGTTAAGACAATCGCGCCATCTGCGAAGCCAGTAGGAATTTTGCACAAGCAGAGCAAGCGCAAGGGACGCAGCGTAAAGGCAATGGCCAAAAAGTCCTGCTGACGATAGCGGGACTTCTGGTTACGCGGTAGCGGTAGGAACAGGAGCAGAAATTATGAGCTTGGGGACAATGATTCAGTCACTTCTCGGAACGATACCAGGGAGTAACTACGGTCTTGTCAAAACAAGTATAAACGATGCCTTCAGAAAAATACAAGATGAAAATATGTGGTCTTTCCAACTAAAGACTGGAGGTTGGTTAACTCCAAGTTTGTTAGGTGGCCCCAACACTTCATTTCTAAGCCCCGGAACAATCACAGTAGTACCATTTACAACCACAATCACTGGCGATGCGGTTGCAACGGCTGCATGGACGACTAACGTCCCTTACCCTCCATTGTTGACTCAGCAGCAAATCAGAGTACCATATTTTGATATATACAACATCATTGCGTTAGGAAATAACGGAACTGTGGCTTCCGCTACAGTCTCTACCGCAGGCGCTTCACAAACTCCCGGCGTCTATACTGTCCCCATTCTCGATTCCGCGACGGGCGCTGGTGGAACTGTTTCTATTACTGTAGATGCTAACGGAACAGTGACAAAAACCCCGGTATTGTTGAATGCAGGAAGCAACTACACGACTCCGTACATTACGTTCTCAGCGGGTGGAAATCCTGCCACGTTCTCGGTTACTTTAATTGCGACGCTGACGATTGATAGACCTTGGACCGCCCCCCCAGCACAGTCTTCAAACTACATGATTTACCAGAGCCTGTATCCCGCTCCCGCTGGTTTTAAGAAGTGGTTTTATATAAGCGATGTGCAGAATAACTGCGGAATGGATTGGTGGACTAAGACAGAATCGGACTTGGCGAATGATGATCCTGAAAGAACGATCTTTGACCAACCTTACTACGTATGTGCTTGGGGTCCAGACAATAGGCCGGGAAGCGCAACTGCAGGTCAAATGATGTACGAACTCTGGCCCTCGCCAATTTCTGTTTTGACCTACTCGTTTGGTTGCTTGTGTAATTATCCTCCACTGGTTAATAACACAGACACAATTCCTTATCCATTAAACGATGAAATCGTTAAGTGGAGAGCAAGGGAAATACTTTGCCAATGGAAAGAAGGAATGAAGGGTGATAATTTGGAGCGCGGTTCAGGCGCTAACTGGCAGTTCTTAAGTAAGGCAGCACACGAGGAATACAAGGAATTATTGAAACAGGCAAGGATTATGGATAGCAACCTTGTCAGTTTGTATTTCACCAAGTCTCGTCAGTTACCGCCGTTTGGAGGAGAACCTTTCTCAAGTCCTAACGGAAACACAAATATAGGTTTGTTTTAAGTAGCAGTAGGAATTGAAGGAGGCAGAGTATGCCATCGTATACGACCCCTGGACAGGCAAAACTGCTTAGGGACAACACGCAAGGGATTCTATGGGCAGGAGAGAGTGTTCCTGCGTCAACATTGAGTATTGGCTTCCTTCTTGAGCGTATTAACCGTTCGTTCTATCCGTGGGGATTGTCGTTTGAGGTATCGTTCTCAGGCGCACCGGGAACGTTCGAGATAGACTTGATGGCCGCTAACACAGATACGGCAGGTAGTTATATACAGATAGGAACTATCACAACGGTAAACAGTTCTAACGTAGGACGTTGGGATATGCCAAGCAACATATGGCCTAAGTATGTTGCTGGATATATCAAGACGTTGACAAACGCAGTAAACACTACGCTCATTGTAACGAAGTAGGGAGGAATGCCTTGAAAAAGACAATCATTATTTTGATGCTTCTATTTTCGGTTAAGACGTTCGCTCAGACGGCGGCATTGCCGGTGTATGCTTGTGTCCAGAACGGAACACAAGCCGTCACCAGCGGTCTGAAGTCAAGCAACTACCAACTTGGCGTAGTTCCCTATTGCTCTGTGAGCGTCTACTTGACAGGCACGACCACTATTGCCACTACTACTCCACAGAGTCCGTTTAGGGCGAATAAGGATGGCTCTATTCCCCCGATTTATGCGGCAGTAAACCAGGGATACGATGTGGTGTTGAGCGGAGGAATTTCGCCTAATACTTATACATCTCCGGTACCGCTGACTGATTTATATCCGGGATTCAGCTTTAGTGGCATCTCCAGACTCATCGCGGGAACGAATATAACGCTTTCCCCACCAGGAGGGACCGGAAACGTCACGATAAGCGCGCGTGGAGTCGTTTTAATGCAGCAGGTGGTTCCTCCAGTTTCCGGGCAGTACGTGATCGTCTATCCGACGACTTACACAGGTAATTGGGCCGGTCAAAGCGCAGTAGGTGGCAGTTGGATTGATCCTCCGACATGTGTTGGAACTAGCATAGGAACGGAATCATGGGGAAATCCAGTTCTTCCGAGTTATGTTCTACCTTCGAACGTAACTGCTGTGTATGCGTTTGCATTAACGCGTGAATACGTAAACCCTTCAGATGGAGGCTGTCTTGGGCAACCTTTCACCCCTGCGCCCGCGTCTTTTTCAGTGGGCGCTAGTGGAACATCTTCTGTTTTGACACCTACCTCTACTCCAATATGGGCACCAGTTCAGAATGCGGTTCTATTACCCAGTGTAACTGGAGAAAACTTTGCTTCACAAACTTTCAGTGCAAGTTATGGGGCGTCTAGCCCTATTCGTACGGGATCTAGTGGCGTCGTATCTTTGGGATGGATTGTTTATTACACGGGTTCCGCGCCCCCGGCGGACACTGACATCCAAGTTGAACTGCCTCTTTACTATAATTCTGTGGACAATTCTCTAAGTATAAGTCCGCTATCTGAGTTTCCTGGATCGGCTTTGGTCCCTACCACGGTTGCAAATCTTCCGTGGGCTGCGGCCTCAAACGGATGGGTTGTGCCGGTTACGGATGCCTTAACCTCGACATCGTGCGCCATAGGTGGAGGATTCAACTACGTTCAGTGCAAGAGCGACGGCTCTAACTGGTACCCGCTGCCTAGCTCCCCTGTAGCTTTCGCCCTTACCACGACTGGCACGAGCGGCGTGGCAACATATCAATCTGGAACTCTAAATATCCCGCAGTATACCAGCTCAACGGTTGCCACATTTGCAACCGGAACGTCCCCTATGGGAATCACAGTGGATAGCTCAGGAAATATATGGGTCGCCAACAATGCAAGTAGTACCGTCAGAGAATTTACAGGTGGTGGAGCATTTATTCGAGATGTGAGTGTTGAGGAGCCGAACAGTCTGGCTCCCGATTCATCCGGTAATGTGTGGGTGGTCAATAGCAGCTATTCCAACTCTGTTAGTAAAATATCAAGCACAGGCTCCGTTTCCAGTACGTATGGGACGGGAGATAGCACGTCCGGTATAGCGCTCGACTCTTCGGGAAACATCTTTGTTGCAAATTTCTATGCACAGACGATTATCAAAAGATCGCCCGCCTGGGCTGACCTTGGAGATTTTTCTATTCCGTGCCAAAATGAAGCGGTGGCTATTGATGCAACCGGAAACGCATGGACACGTTGCCGCAACGGTGTCACTGCATACGAGGTGACTACATCC